TTACTTGAAAGAAAACAAAAAGAAAGTGACTCAGCAATGAGTGAATTAGGAAAATCACCAATGACAATCTTTATAGGATAACATGGCATTATTTGGTTCAAGTAGAGATGTTTCTTTTATAAGAAAAATGAATAGGGAACTGTTAGGTAATATTATTACCCAACAATGTGCTTTTTACAAATACAAATTAGTTGAAACTAAAATTAATATGTATGGTGAATCATCAGGAGGAAAATTTTATGACGATCCTGTTTTACTTTATTCTTTAATAACTGTTGGTGACAACACAAGTCCTACAAGTGATTTAGGAGTAAATTTTGATTGGCCTGTATCTTTTGCTTTCTTAAGAGACGATTTAGTAGATGCTAATGTGCATCCTGAAGTAGGAGATATTATATTATACCAAGAAAGCTATTGGGAAGTAGATAACACAAACATAGTACAGTTCTGGGGAGGAAAAGATCCTGATTACCCATATAACCCTAATCCTTTAAACCCAGGATTGAGTCAATTTGGATATAATGTATCTGTAACTTGTGAATGTCATTATGTACCTGCTGATCGTGTTAATATTGTAAGAACTAGACTCTAATGGCTACTAACGGAAGAAGACCTATACCTAAAACTCAAAAAGAGTTACTTACATCTCAACAAAGACCATATGAACAAAATGGTCCTGGATTTTCTCCTGTAGGTAATCCTAATTTAAAAAATAATACTAATAGAGCAGATCAAACTTCTTTTAGAGGAGATACTGTAAAACCTTTTACAATAGGAATTCAGGATATTGATGAAGCAGTATTTTATTATTTTAAAAATGTTATAAAACCTTTTGTAATACAAAACGAAGAACGATTAGAAGTTCCTATTATATACGGTTCACCTGAAAAATGGAAATCATTTCAACGTGACGGATACTATAGAGATGCTCAAGGTAGAATAATGATGCCTCTTATAATGTTTAAAAGAGATAACATTGAAAAAGTAAGAACAGTAGCAAATAAGTTAGACGCTAATAATCCTCATAACGTAGCAGTTTATGGTAAGAAATATTCTCCAAGAAATGCTTATGATAATTTTAGTGTTTTAAATGGTATTAAACCTCAAATAAATTATTACGCAGTAGCGGTACCTGATTATCTTACTCTAACATATAGTTGTGCTGTTAATACTTATTATATGGATCAATTAAATAAAATTGTTGAAGCAATTGAATACGCTTCTGATTCATATTGGGGTGATCCTTCTCGTTTTCAGTTTAGAGCAATGATTGATAGTTTTGCTATTAAAACTGAATTAGCTGAAAAAGCTGAAAGAGTAGTTAGCAGTACATTTAATATAAGATTACACGGTCATATAATTCCTGATTTAATACAAAAGGATTTAACTTCAATTAAGAAATTTTCAAATAAAACAACTATTAATGTTACTGAAAGACCAGTTGATGGAGATGAAATAAGATCTTTAAGATTCCCAATCCCGTCTTTAGGAACAGGAATATGGAATGATAATGCTGTTTGGAATGATTATGGATATTGGAGAGATGCAACAGGACCTGCTTTAAACATTATTGATCCTATGAATTGGAATGATAATGCTTCTTGGTATGATATAGATTATTGGAACGATTAAAATATTTATAAATAAAAAATGAGTATAAATCAAATAAATGACGGAGATTCTGGCTTAACAGTTAGAACTATTTTAAATGAAATGGTTTCATTTATTAACAGTGATGTTAATTATATTGGAACTGGTTCTTTTGCAAAAACAGGATCAAATACATTCATTGGAAATCAAACAATAACAGGATCAGTTAACATAACTGGTTCTTTAACTGTTAACACAGTTAATGTAGGACAAAACACTTTAAATTTTATTGATAATAGTGGTAATATAGTAAATTCACTTTCAATATCAGGAAGTAATTTAGTATTATCTACAGGATCTGTATCAACTACATCTGGTGGATTAACAGGTTCATTATTTGGAACAGCTAGTTGGTCAAATAATTCAGTAAGTTCTTCTTATGCTTTAACAGCATCATATTATTCAAATAATATTTTAACTTTAACTCCTCAAAATCCATTACCCTCAGGCTCAGGAGTACCTACAGGATCATTTGCTATATCAGCTAGTATTCCTCCTAGACCTTACATGTGGGATGGATCGTCATGGTACGCTTTATAATTTTAAAAAAATTTATATATAAAAAATGAGTATAGATAATCTTAATAATGGTGCCCGCGGTTCAGCAGCCAGAACAATTATAAATCAATTAGTAAATAGCGTTAATGCTACTTTAGTTGTTCCTGCTACCGGAGGAAACGGTATTCAACCTATAGCTTCTCTTTGTAGTTTACCTACTATTCCTGCTAGTGCTGTTAGATATGCTGTTCAAGCAGCATCTGCTTGTTCATCTTCATTTCCTTGGACTGCAAGTAATGGATCTGGTATAAAAGCTTCTTATTATAAAAATGATTTATTTGCAGAAGATGGAGCTGTAGCACATGGTAGATATAATTCTGCTTCTGGAGTGTATTCACATGCTGAAGGTAATAATACTATAGCAATAGGACAAGGATCTCATGCTGAAGGAATAGGTACTATAACAGGTTATTATGGACGACATGCTCATGCTGAAGGATCTGGTTCAACAGCATCAGGTCCAGCTTCTCATGCTGAAGGGTCGTATACATTAGCCCAAGGCTATTCATCACATGCAGAAGGATATAAAACTACATCATCAGTAGAATACTCGCATGCTGAAGGTTATGAAACAAAAGCATTAGGATATGCTTCACATACTGAAGGAACAGGATCTAAAACAATAGGACCTTATTCACACGCTGAAGGTAATAATACTAAAGCAATAGGATATTATTCTCACACAGAGGGAAAAAATACAACAGCAGGATATTATGCATGTGTAGGAACTGTATCATATGGAGTAATTACTATAGATTCATATTATGGAAATATAACGAGTAGTTTTTTAGCTAATAGTAGTTTATTTTTAGATCTTTACTTTAGTATCCCAATTTTTACAATATCTCAGTCGTATTTTAATGGTACTAATACTATTGTAGAATTGTATGATACAACAGTAACTTATGTTAGTTCCATATATATAGGAACATTATCAAACTTAATGCCTGATAATTTTTCTGGACCTTTGGGAGAAGGAATTCACGCTGAAGGAAATACTACTAAAGCATTAGGTGGTTACTCTCATGCTGAAGGTAACGCAACTACGACCACAGGATATGCTTCACATGCCGAAGGAAATGCTACTATAGCCTCAGGAGATTACTCTCATGCTGAGGGCTATTATACTCAAGCAATAGGTAATTACTCTCATGCTGAGGGTGAATATACTATAGCTAAAGAAGGAATATCACATGCTGAGGGCTCCCATACTAGTGCTGTTGGTCCAGCATCTCACGCTGAAGGATATGTAACTACAGCTTCTGGTTCTGCTTCACATACTGAAGGTGTAAATACTCAAGCATTAGGTAATTACTCTCATGCTGAAGGATATTATACTCAAACCGGTTATAAAGGATATTATACAAATGATTTTGGTGTAACAGTACCGGGAATAGTATTTTTTCCTCAAGCATATGGAAATATTTTAAATGAATTTATAGGACTGGGTGGTGCTTCTAGAAAAATATTTTGGCTAAATACTATTTCAGGAAATATTGACTACTATGATATAGATTATGCTAATTCTGGTTTTGATCCAAATTTAGGACAAACTTATATTGTTCTTACTAATATCAATGCAACAATAAATATAGGAGCTATAATTATATTTATTACTGGTAATCCAAATCCTTCACCTGGTAATTGGGTAACTTTTAATATTGATTCTAGAATTCAACATGCTGAAGGAAGTTATACCACAGCAATAGGATCTTATTCTCATGCTGAAGGACTAGAAACAATAACTTATGAAAGAGGAGGTCATGCTGAAGGATGGAGTACATCTGCTACAGGAGTAGGATCTCATTCCGAAGGAGGAATAACTAATGCTTTAGCTGAGGGTTCTCATGCAGAAGGAGTAGCATCTTCAGCTGGTCACCTAACATATTCTGGAAGTTTAACAAATGGAATTATTACTTTAAGCAATACATATGGAGATATAGTCTCAGCATTTAATCAATACCCAGGATATTCTTTTGTTTATTTATTTGATGCTTATGGAGAGCCTATAGTAGTTCCTACATTTCAAACAATACCGATAGGTGGGATTAATATTACACTTCAATGGTATTTCCCATTACATATAAGTAATATTTACTATGATGTAAATACAAATACAACTGTAATTGAAACATCTGCTACTTATTTAACAATAAATTCTGTACTTGTAGCTCCTTATTGGAACGGACCAACACCTCCTAGAGCAGATATTGTAATAGGACAATATTCTCATACTGAAGGAAACGGAATTTCTTCAGGAGCTGGTTCTCATGCTGAAGGAAATGGAGTAGCAATGGGATCAATATCTCATGCTGAAGGATTATTTGGTTTTTCTTTAGGAAGAGCATCTCACGCTGAAGGTTATAATACGTATGCTATAGGTTATTATTCACACGTTGAAGGATATGAAAATGTAACATCTGGATCTTGGTCACATGCTGAAGGTTTACAAAATGTATCAATAGGCTCAGGATCACACGCTGAAGGATATGAAAATGTAACTTATGCAGCTTATTCACATACTGAAGGAAGAGGTAATAAAACTTATGGGTTTGTTTCACATGCTGAAGGTCTTACTACTAAAACTTATGGGTATGCTTCACATGCTGAAGGATGGAGTAATGTAGCTTATGGACAAGCATCTCATGCTGAAGGATGGAGTACTTTATCATCTGGATCTCATTCGCATGCTGAAGGCGTAAGTTCTCAAGCAATAGGAGAAGCTTCTCATGCTGAAGGAGATCAAACAATAGCTTCAGGATATGCTTCACATGCCGAAGGTAATACTACTTATTCTAACGGAAGTGGATCACATGCGGAAGGTAATTTTAGTACAGCAGAAGGATATTGTTCACACGCTGAAGGATATTCTGCTTTAGCATCAGGATCTTGGTCACATGCTGAAGGTAATTTTACTCAAGCTATAGGACAATATTCACACGCTGAAGGAGCTCAAACTATAGCATTTGCTGATTATCAACACGCTACAGGTAGATTTAATTTAAACAACAATACAGAAGACTATTTTGTAATTGGTGATGGAGATATTAATACCGGCATAAGAAGTAATGCTTTTGGAGTTAATGCAACTAGAATGTATGCTTCAAATTCAATTTACTTTCCAGATTTAACATCTACAGCACAAAATCATATTTTAACTTACAACGCTACTACTAAACAAGTATTTTATACTGCATCAAGTGCGATTGGTGGAGGAAGTGTAGGAGGCTCTAATTATTCTGTTCAATATAATAATAACGGAACTCTTAGTGGAGACAATAATTTTAAATACCAATATGCTTCTCAAAGTTTAATGATTGGTACTGGAACATCTACTCCAGGTCAATATTCTGTAGCATCAGGATACCAAACAGTAGCTTCAGGATATGCTTCATTTGCCGCAGGTCAATGGAACTTAGCATCTGGAAACTATTCATTAGCTTTAGGATTAAATAATACAGCATCTCAAGCTTCTGCTATAGCTTTGGGTGAAGAGAATAAGGCTTCAGGTACAAATTCGTATGCTTCAGGATATTTAAATATAGCTTCAGGATTTGCCTCATATACTGCAGGCCAAGATAATGCATCATTAGGTAACTACTCAGTTACTTTAGGATTAGGAAATATAGCTTCAGGTTCAAATCAAACTGTAGTAGGTAAATATAATACTCAAGGCAATACAACGGATATATTTGTTGTAGGTAATGGTACATCTACAAGTGCTAGAAGTGATGCATTTAAAATTAATACTACAGGATATGTAGTTATGCCTTATGTATCTGCAAGTTGTAATTTTGCAAATGATGCCGCAGCACAAGCAGGTGGAGTACCGTTAGGAGGTATTTATCACACAAATGGAGCTTTAAAAATAAGATTAGTTTAATAATTAAAATATATATTTATAACAAAAATCAAAAATCTATGGAAACAAAAGTTTTAACGCAAGAAGAAGTAACAAATTTAAAATCTGTTAAAGAAAGAAGAATTCAATTAATAGAAAATTTTGGAATTTTAGAATTAAGAATTCAAGAATTTCTTTTACAAAAAGAACTTTTAAAAGAAGAATTAAAAAAACTACAACAAGAAGAAATCAAATTAGGTAATGAACTTCAACAGAAATACGGTGATGGTTCAATTGATCTTGAAAAAGGAGAATTCATAAGTAGTTAATTTTTTAACAGGTTTCACCATATTTATAACAAAATTCAAAACAGATAAATCACAATGGCAGAAACATTAATATCACCTGGCGTTTTAGCAAGAGAAAACGACCAATCATTTGTAAGTTCAAGACCAGTTACCGTTGGAGCAGCAATTATAGGACCCACAGTTAAAGGTCCTGTTGAAGTTCCTACAGTAGTAACCACTTATAGCGAATATGTAAATAAGTTCGGTACTACTTTTGAAAGTGGTAGTGGAACAAATTTAAATACTTACACTTATTTTACCTCAATAGCAGCATATAATTACTTTACTAACGGAGGTACTTCATTATTAGTTTCTCGAGTAGTATCAGGATCATATTTACCTGCTACAAGTTCAGTAAATAATAATGTATCTGCTGTAGCAGGAACTAGAGCTCTTGGAGCATATACTTTTTTACCTGCAGATACTGCTTCTGCTTATTTAGCTGTAGCTTTACATATAGGTAATAATAATTATTATTTCTCTCCAACTAATTTTGATTATATAAATACAGGTTTAGATTATGTATATTTTAATACTGGATCGAATTGGGTTTTAAGTTTAGCCAATGCTATTAATAATACTAGTTTTTCAACATATCAATATGTTTCCGCTAGTGTTAACGGATCTACTTTATCATTATCAGGTTCAGTAGGTGATACTTTTATAAATGGAGCTCAACTTTTAACTCAAGGATATATTGGAGCTTTAACTCAATCTATGACTTTAGGAGCAACTTTAGCAGGAGCTACAGTTGGAACATCAGCAGCAGCTTTTGTTTTAGAAACATTATCTGAAGGTGCTATTATGAATAGTGATGGTGCTGAAACTACTAATAGTGTATTAGTTAGTGGTTCTAAAGATAATATTAGATGGCAAATATTAAATGCTAATACTTCTTCTGGAACATTTGATTTATTAATTAGAAGAGGTGATGATAATGTACTTCAACCTACAGTACTAGAAACCTGGACTGGATTAAATTTAGATCCTAATTCAACAAATTATATTTCTAGAGTACTCGGCGATCAGATTCAAAGCTATAATGCTAATACAAATCAAATTGAATATGATGGACAATATTCTAACAGATCAAATTATGTTAGAGTTAAACAAGTAAATTATACTACACCTAATTATCTTAATAGTAACGGTGCTATATCAAATATCTCATATACAAGTTCAATTCCATTTAATGCAAGTGGTGCATTTGGTGGAGCTACAGGAACTGTAAAAGCAGGAGCTAATTTTTATCAAAATATCGATGAAGCAACAAACTCTCAAGGTTTAGTAGCTGCTAACTATGATAATATGATTAGTTTATTAGCTAATACTGATGATTATAAGTTTAATGTATTATTTACTCCTGGACTTTATGACCAAGGTAATTTTACTGGTAAAGTAAGCTCTATTATAAACAATACTCAAAATCGAGGTGATAATATTTATGTTCTTGACCCAGTAGGATATAATGTCGGAAGTACAGCAAATGGTATATCAACTGTAGTAACAACAGCGGCCACTCGCAATACTTCATACGCTGCTGAATATTGGCCTTGGGTACAAGTTGTTGAACCTTCAACAGGTGATTTAGTATGGGTACCTGCTTCAACTGTAATAGCTGGTGTTTATGCATACAACGATTCAGTAGCTGAGCCTTGGTTTGCACCTGCAGGTATTAATAGAGGCGGTTTATCTAATGTAGTAAGAGCTCAATTAAGATTATCTCAAGCTAATCGCGATACTCTTTACACAGGTAAAGTAAACCCAATCGCTACATTCCCTGGTCAAGGTGTTGTAGTATACGGCCAGAAAACGTTACAAACTAGAGCATCTGCTCTTGACAGAGTAAATGTTAGAAGATTGTTAATTGCTCTTAAGTCATATATCTCACAAATTGCTAACACGTTAGTATTTGAACAAAATACAGCAGCTACAAGAAATCAATTCTTAGCTCAAGTTAATCCATACTTAACAAGTGTTCAGCAACGTCAAGGTTTATATGCGTTTAAAGTAATCATGGATGATTCTAACAATACACCTGATGTGATTGACAGAAATGAGTTACGCGGTCAAATTTACTTACAACCGACTAAAACAGCTGAATTCATTTACTTAGACTTCAATATTACCCCAACTGGAGCTTCTTTCCCAGCGTAAGGATTTAAAATTTAGATATTTATAACAAATAAAAATATAA